TTGAAAACAGGAAACCCAGAACAAGACGCTCAAGACTTTATACAGAGCCAGGAGCATAGCGAAGAGGACAGCGTCGAACAAAGCGGGCGTATTATGACACCCGAAGAGATAGACGATCACATTCGAAATATAAAGCGTAATAGGATGAATCGATTTGAAAAGTTCCGCGATGACTTTGTAAGGATATTTGAGAATATACTAATACCGATAAAATTTAGAAAATGAAAACAATACAAAACCTAAAAATCAAAATAGTATCTAATAATCTTAGCAAGATACTAAAGGCGCAAACAATGACGTCTAAGGATCTTAGATTGAAATTAGATGAGATGGGATACCCTATGCAATTGCAACGCTATTACGATGTTAAAAAAAACCGTCGAGAGATTTATTTGCATGAGGCGATTATTATATCTGAGATTCTAGGCGTAAAATATACGGATTTAGTAAACGGAAGTATTAACAAATTAATTAATAAACCTATAATTAGTACAGCCAAAGAAGGTTTAACGGATAAATAAAGATTATGGAACAAAAAAGTAATACAGCTTATAAATGGAGAAAAATATTTGCAGCAAAAGCCTACGGAGGAAAAGAAATAAAATTAACACCAATAGAGGCACAGGAGTTAATAGATGACATTGAGAATGAAGTTAAGTATGCTTTAGATGCTGTTATGGATAGCAAGGGCGCAAAAGAACATATAGAACCACCTAAAAGTGTAATATTTAAAGGGTGGTAGATAGGTATGTACAATACTTATTATATATAATGTTGAGTATATGAGCCTTTACTTGTATGGCTTATATACATTGTTGTAGGTATGTAAAATTAAAAAAACAGCGATGGAATTAAATAAAATATATAACGAAGATTGTTTAGAAACACTAAACAGAATGAGCGATTCAAGTGTGGATTGTATAATTACTGACCCACCTTATAGTGGATTAAGTTCAAAAAGTAAAGGCGGTAATCGTTTTGCTGGGGATAAATACCATATTGAAATGGACGATATGAGCGAAAGAGCCTTCTTGCTTTTTATGAAACCAATATTTAGGGAAATGTATAGAGTTTTAAAAATGGGAAGTCACTTGTATTGCTTTACAGATTGGAAACAGTTGAGAAATATGGCAGATTCAATTGAGTTGGCTGGATTTAAGATAGTAAATATTGTTTGTTGGAATAAAGGACATTTCGGAACTGGTGCAGGATATAGAAGCCAAAGCGAGTATTTTCTTGTATTTAGTAAAGGTTTGCCGAACACATTTAATTTGCGAAATGTTGGCAATGTAATAACTGTAAAACGAGCAAAGGATTCTATACATCCACATCAAAAGCCAACTGAATTGATTAAAATATTGGTTGAAAATAGCACTAAAGAAGGCGATTTGATTTATGACCCTTTTATGGGTAGTGGCTCAACTTTGGTAACGGCAAAACAATTAGGAAGGAATTATGTAGGAAGTGAATTATCAAGCGAATATTGCACAAAAGTTGATTCTATCTTGTGCGGTGGGCTTTTTTAATTTTATTACTTACAACGGTGAGCTAAAATAGCTTGAGCGACGCGAGGAACGAGTGGATTTTAGCGAGTGTTATAAATTAATAAATAAATAAAAACAAATAAAATGAGTTTAAAAATTGAAGGTAAAATAGTAGCGATCTTACCAATCGTAAAAGGAATAAGTAAGGCGGGTAAAGAATGGCAAAAGATGAATTTTGTAATCGACACAGGGGACCAGTTTAACCCTAACGTATGTTTTCAACTCTTTGGAGAGGAAAAGACAGAACAGTTTTTAAAATCCAGTAAAGAGGGCGACAATATTACCGTACATTTTAACGTATCATCGAGAGAGTTTAACGGCAAATACTATACAAACCTCGACGCTTGGAAATGGGAAACGGCGGAAAGCGAAACTACAGGACAACCCGCTCCAGTTAATGAAGAAGACGACCTACCTTTTTAATTGATAAATAAATCGGTTAATTAGTTTGATTTATCAAAACTTTTATTAATTTTAACAAATATTAATTTAAACAATAAATTCAACTGCCAATTATGAAAACAGAAAACAAAACACATTACAGAAAAGTATTCAAGAGCGACCATTTAGGGAGCGCGGACCTTGAGGAAATGATCGAGGAAAAAAAGTCTTTAATCTTTACCATAAAAGAAGTAAAGCAGGAATATGACACTCAAGTTGCAGGGCGCAAGATTAACGCAAATATTGCATATTTTAAAGAAAGCATTAAACCGCTAGTATTAAACTCTACCAACTCGAAACAAGTCGCCGAATTTGCAGATAGCAAGTTTGTTGAAGATTGGGCGGAAATTACAATCGAGCTTTACATTGATAAAAATGTTCGAATGAAAGGCGAGACCGTTTCGGGCGTCAGAATCAAAAACAAGCCGATTTTATGGGAACCTCTGGAGCAGCTTTTCGAAGTGAAAAGGGAAAAACTAACCGCCGAACTTATAGAAAGTGCGAGCCGAATAATTAACGATAAAGAGACGGCGTCCTATACTAAATTATTTAACCATTTAAAAACCTTATAAGATGGAAAATCAAAGATCCGGAACATTTAGTTCCTCAGAAATACACAAATTAATAAAAACAGGACGAGCAAAAGACGAGATTTTTTCGGCTCCTGGGTTAACTTACATAAAAGAAAAGTCTTTCGAGTTGAAACTGGGCCGCGCCTTGAGTTCTGAGCAGGGCGCAAGGGCGACCAGTTGGGGAACGTTTATCGAGGAAAGGGCGTTTAAATTACTAGATATGTCCTACAAGTTAGAGTCACAAATTAGGCTCGCACACCCAACCATTAAGCATTGGACAGGAGCGCCAGACACAACCCGCCCCAATATTGTTGGGGATATTAAATGTCCTTGGACGTTGAAATCTTTTTGCGAATCAATTGAAGCAATGGAAAAAGGAGTTTCAGAGTTTAAAGCGGTTCGTCCTGAGTACTACTGGCAGCTCGTAAGCAATGCAATCTTAACAGGCAGCGACAAAGCCGAGATTATTATTTACGTGCCTTATTTGAGCGAACTGGAAGAAATACGAGAAGAGGCAAATAATTATAATGGGGATCAAAACAAAATCGCGTTCATTAATTGGGCGGAAGATAACGAACTCCCGTATTTGATTGACGGCGGACGCTATAAAAATCTAAATAAATTAGAGTTTGAAATACCGCAAGAAGACAAGATATTTTTAACTGAGCGAGTTGAATTAGCTATTAAATTGATAGATAAATAATGTTGATTTGTTAATAACCTTCAAAACAGAGGCCACGCCCATGGCTAACACCTCTGTTTTTTGGGGTAGTTATTAACACTTAAAAACTAAAACCGTGAAACAAAAAAAGAAACTGACACCGCTACAAAAAGCAAAGGCAAAGATAAAAGAATTAAAAGCCGAAAATATGGCCTTTGATACTAGAATTGCAACATTAGAAAGGAGTATCGAATATAATTACGATTGTAGACTCTTGCATTTAGAACGCCAAATAAAAGGATACAAACGAGATCACGAAGAACTTCAAGACAACTATATAAAAAAAATGCTATACAGCATATTTAAAACAACGGCAAAACTCGCCAAACTGATAAGATAAAACCGTGAATGAAAAACAGCTAAGTCAGTTCAATATAAGCACCGACGCGAAACACATAGAATGTCCAGATTGCAATAAGTGGTCTACCGTGAATGAATGGGATAGTGATGTTTTTAGCTGGGGAGATTGCGAAGAATCAGTTTGTATGCAATGTCCTGTTTGCGAAGAAACATTCGACAGAGATATTAATCACCAATTTAATTATAAATAATAAAAAGTAAAACCATGCACGAAAACAATCAAAAAAGTAAAATTATGAAAGCAACATCATTAGAAGCAAACAGAAAAGCCGAATCATTTAAGCCAACTCATAAGAATAGAATTATGGATTGTATGGATAAGGCGGGATTATTAACAGGTAACGACATAGCCGAGCGTACAGGGTTAACCTTTGTACAAGTAATGCGAAGATGTATTGATCTTATACGCGAAAATAGGGTAATTGATAGGGGTAGCCGTAAAGGTTTTACGCTGTATGAAAAGATTTATTAATAACGCTAAATGTAAAACGTTTGGCTATGATACGTTGCCGATTAAAACGCTATAACTTTAAAATTAAAAACAAAATGAGTAAAGAAATACAGAACACAGATAAAGTACAAAACGGAAATGATTTTATAGCCGATGTTAGCACAAGTTTATCTCTTGATAATTTTATTATAAACCCTAAAGATAAGGATGATGACTTTGAAATTGAAATAGAAGGTGATTTCCAAGGCGATGCTTATGCTTACCTAAATAAAGAACAAGCTATAAAATTAGCTAAATACATCTTAAAAAGCTTTAATTTATAAGAACATGGCAAGAATGAAAAAGTTTTGTGAATACACTTTTAAGAAAGGTGAACACGCAGATGATTAATTATACCAACACATGAGAGACTTGAATTTGGGAATATTAAGCAAGCCTAAAGATGAAAATGGGAATGAATATGATTGGAGTTATAATTCAGTTTTATCAAAAAAAATTAGGATAGTGGTTTACGTAGAAGACTAATGCACTACAACGGTTTGGATATGCGTTCGGCTGACGTTAGGAAGCTGACGTATAGGTGTTGCTGTATGGCAAAGCGAACTGTAAAAAATTAATATTAGAAATGAGCAAGAAATTAACGAAAGAAGAACTTGAAAAGAAGAAGAAGTTTCACAGCAAAAAAGTTGATTACTACCAAAAGAAAATTGACAAAATAGAAGCTAATAAAAATAAGATAGGTTTTAGGTGGTATGATTAATTTTTATTGCATACAACTGATAGGTATAAGGTTAGTACGCCTATTACAAACGATTGAATTAAAGTACTAACCATCATAGCGTATTAACTTTATACAATGTTGTACGCTTTTAAAATTACGGAAATGATAGTAAAAGACTTAATTGAAAAATTAAAGGAATTACCGCAAGATGCAAGAGTATTTCATTTGTGGGATGGAGAACCAAGAACCGCTATAAATGTAGTTTATGAAACAAAGAACGGTGCGGTAATGACTGCCGATTATGGACAAGTTTGTTATTCATCTTCTGCAAGACCAACAGATGCACCAAATAGCGAAGAAGATAGATATTGGGAAACACAAAAAGACCCAAAAGGATATAGTGCAGAAGATGATTGGGACTACTAAAGTAGTAATTTTTATTGCGTACAACGCCACAGTAAACAAAGCTTGAGCGTTGCGGCATTATGAAATAAGCCGTATTGTTTAAAGTGTGTTATCAGTTCTGTAACCCTTGTAAACATTGAAAAGTTAAAATAAATAATTAAACCCCAATAAATAGAATAATATTTTCTATATTTGGTACTCAAAATACACCACAATGAACAAAATTATACATAAGAACCTATATCTGAAATGCCTGTGGTGGGCTATCGGATGTAGGTTTTTGCATTTTATAATATTATGAAAAAAGCAATAATAACAGGCAATAAAAGCAAACATAATTTAGATATAGGCGAATTAGTAAAAGTAATTAGTAAGCATAAAGGTTATTATAAATGCAAAGGAACTGGAATGGCTCACTATATTATTCCGCTAGATGAATTGCAATTGATATAAATTAGAATTATATTAGCACCATAATAGATAAATCCTGTGGTACGGAACAATATTCATACAGATTATAGCAGCTATTCAATTAGCAATCAGGTTTTCGACGAGTACCACCGTCCTATCTTCCTGTGCTATAATCTATTTTATTAAAAAAAGATGGCGAGACCCCAGAGAAACAATGTAGACTATTTCCCTTTCCTGTGTGACGATGGTAATAAGATGTTCTATTTAGAAGAGACTTACGGGAATGATGGGTTTGCAGTATTTGTTAAACTATTAAGAGAATTAGCAAAGACTGATTATCACTACTTGGATTTATCCAAGAATACTACTAGAATGTTTTTAAGTGCTAAGTGTAAGGTAAGTAAAGACACATTAGAGGCAATTATAAACGACCTAGTAGAATTAGAAAAATTCGACACTCAATTATGGAAAGAGAATAGTATTGTATGGTGTCAAGATTTTATAGATAGTATTCAAGATGCATATTCTAAAAGATTAAATAAGTGTATTGATAAAAAAGGATTAATCGGACTTTTAGTTAGTAAAGGGATACGTAAACAAGATAAAAAGACCCTTAAACATCCAAAACAACCAAGTGACACACCCGTAAACCCACAAAGTAAAGTAAAGAAAAGTAAAGTAAAGAAAAGTAAAGAAGAGAAAAACATACCTACACAAGAAGAGTTTGTAAGTTATGCTATGGAAAAGGGAGAAAACTTAGATAAGCAGAAAGTTATCCTTAAATACCAATCGTGGTTAGAAAATGGATGGCAGGATGGAAACGATAATGAAATTAAGAACTGGAAATCTAAAGTACTTAACCTACTTACTTACGATACATTAAAAATAAAATTAGGTTTTGGCGAAAAGCATGCACAAACTAACACATTACCAACCTCATTTAGATCATGACACCAGAAAATCACCCCGAATTAGAAGCGTCTGTACTTGGATCAATAATACTAGCTAACAAAGTATTGATTGAGATAGTAGACATATTAACTCCTGAATGTTTTTTTAATAGCGCAAATAAGCATATTTACGAAGATGTAATACTTCCGATGTATAAGGCTGATGAAAATATAGATTTATTAACCGTTGTAGCTAGGCTTAAAAAAGAGAATTTGCTCGATAAGGTAGGCGGTGCTTATTATATTTCTAGCTTATCTAATACTTTTGTAGGTGCTACTAGTATAGTAGAACATGCTTATTTATTAAAAGGGGCATCTATTAAGCGACAAATAGGCTTACTAGGTGCTGAAATGAATACTAGTTCTATTAATCCAGAACTAGACCCTTTAGACTTATTAAGTGATTTAGCTAAAAGAATTGATAATATAGGGTTAACGGTAACCGTGCAGCCATTTACTAGGATTGATAGCATAGTAAGCGATAATATTAAACATATCGAAGAGGTTTCGCAATTAACCGATGATATTACAGGTATACCAACTGGATTTGGTGAACTAGATCGTATTACACACGGTTGGCAAAAGTCAGATTTAATAATAATCGCTGCGCGTCCTAGTATGGGTAAAACAACTTTAGCATTAAATATGGCAGAAAATGCAGCAGTTAAATACGGTCATACAGTTGCTTTATTTTCTTTAGAGATGTCAAAGGAGCAGTTAGGTATGAAATTAATGAGTTCTCAAACTGGCGTACCATTGAATAATATTAAATACGGGCGTATGAGTGAGGGGGATTGGGATAAAGTAAACAATCTTACACCGCTAATAAATTCTAATATTTTGATAGACGAACAGGGAGCAATAACGCCTTTTGAAATGAAGACCAAGCTAAGAAAGTTAAAGCACGAACATTCTGAATTGTCCTTGGTAATAGTTGATTATCTTCAATTAATGAGTGGCGGTAAAGGATTTAAAGGAAATAGGGAGCAGGAGATCAGTTATATATCTCGTAGCCTTAAATTGATGGCTAAGGAGCTTAATTTGCCTTTGATTGCATTAAGTCAACTTAGTAGAGGGGTAGAGTCGAGATCAGACAAAAAGCCCCAATTGAGTGATTTAAGGGATTCAGGAGCGATTGAACAGGATGCGGATATAGTTTCGTTTGTTTACCGTCCCGACTATTACGGATTTAAAGAAGATGAAAACCAACAAAGTTTAGAAGGTAAAGCTATGGTAATGATAGCAAAGAATAGAAACGGCACTTTAGGCGAAGCGGTTTTAAATACGGCCTTTGAA